GGGTTAGGGTACCGGTTTGGAATACGTCGGCCTGAGCGTTACGACCTCGGGTAGTTGTAATCCCATCGACTACGTTAGATACGTCCACAATTACTGAAGCTGCATCGGCCAAAATATTTGTACCAAGTAAACCCGTATCCAAAATCATGGCCTGTGCAAAGGATGGACCTGTAGAAAAGTTTATGAGCGCGTTAATCGTAGGGACGGTCATAATACGCCTGCGGTTGTGAGGGGATCCCCGCCTCGGTTAAGGCGTTGGATGGTGTCTTGGATTAACCCAGCAAACTCATCCTGTGCCGCAATAGCACCGGCATTTATATTTATGTTATAGGTCTGCGGATATCCAGAGCCATAATTCATGGTAGGACTGTAACCGCCAAGATCCTCTTTCTGACTAGAGGTAAGGCTATTGTAAAACTCCGTAGTGCTGATATCGCCGGCTAAGACGGAGGTAGCCGCAGCCGTAGCTGCAACGGTGTCTAAAATAGCCTTGGTTGAGATTACGGGACCTGTAAGATAATCCTGCAACGCCTTTAATCGTGCCTCATCGGCTCTTCTCTGTGCATCTGCAATGCGTTGGATCATTGATAACTCGGCAGATTCGCGTAGTTTGCCCAAAGTCAGAGCCGCATTAGTTGTATTACTTAGAGAGGCAAGTCTAGCAATTTCGGTTAATTGGATCTGTACACGTTCGCTGTATTGCTCCTTGGCAGCTAGTTCGCCAGCCTTAGTCAGGGCTTCGTTGTATTTACCAAATGCAATCTGTCGGGCTTCCTCTTTCTTGCCCTCGGCCATTTCGCTATCGTTAATAACTTTTAACTCAGCCAGGAGTTGAGCATTAAGGGCGGCTAACGTCGCATCACTGATTTCGGTTATTCCCTTTAGTTTGTCCATATTGGCATTTTTCTGAAAGGCTGCAAGTTCGCTGATCTTTTGTAGAGCTAAAGTTCCATTTTCATCCTCGATAGCCATAAGCGCCTCGAGGCGTAAACGTGTCTCTTTGTCATACGTTGCCTGTAATGCGGCAGCGATGGATATGCGGTTAGTATCAAATACGGCCGCAGCCTTTGATAACGACAGTCTATTCTTTTCGGCTATCTGACCCTTTTTAATTAGAGCTAATCTTTCCTTTTCACGACGAGCTGCATCAGCCTCAGCCTTAGCTCTAGCCTTGGCGGCGGCGGCAGTCCCAGCAGGGCTCTTAGATCGTGCACCAGTGCCGGGTGTCTTTGATGGTCCCTTTAAGAATCCTGACGGATCTCCCTCAACAATTAAATCTACAAACGGCTGGGTCTTTTCAATAAAAGCAGCAAGAGTATTTGATATCACATCGAGCGGCGTATTAAGTGTTTTAATTATCTTTGCCAGATTAGTTGCAAGTGTGGCTGTATTTTCCGCAGCCTCTTTCATCGTGTCTGCAAACTCCTCGGCCGTAGTGTCACCCGCTAAAATCATTAATGCATCTACTAAACCTTTACCAATAATCTCTTTAGCTTGATTGGCTTGTTCAGTTAGAATTGCTATCTGCCCTGTATAGGTACCGGCGGCTTGTGTTGCAGCGCCCGCAAAATTCTTGTTTAGTATCTTTTGTATATCGTTAAAATCAGCCGCTGCTAATTCTGCCGCACTAAGGCCGGTGTTATATTTTTTTAAAGATTTAGTGTTTCCCAGATATGCCTGAGATAAACTTTGCGCGACATCGGTAACATCGTAACCTGTGCTGGCGGCTACATCTAAAGCCGTGTTAAAAATGCTAATCGACTTAGATACTGATCCAGTAGCTGTTAATAGAGCCTGCATGGCCGGCACGGCCTGACCACCTGTAACACCATAGAGCTTGCCAATTTTCTCAATGTAGGCATCGACGGCTGGTTGGTCAAAAGCTAATCCAAGGTTCCTAACCGAGTTAGCCAGTACGGTCGCCTCGCGTTCAGCTTCGGCAAAGGCTGTAATTGATGCCTTACCAAACTGCACAACGGCTGCGGCACTAAAGGCCACACCAAAGGTTTTAGCAAAACTCTTTACGCCTTTTTCAAAGCCGCTGATTTGTTTTTGACCCTTGGCAAGAGCTCTGCCGTCAAAAGTTGCTATCGCGTTTACAAATAAATCAGGCAGTTTCATTATGCAGCCTTATCGTAACGGCCCTGATTAAAGGCGGCGATGGTGTTCTCAAGAGCTCGTATAACGGCAGCCGTAGCTTTGCCCTGATCCTCGTGCCATGCTCTAAAGATCATGCGGCCGCGACTATCGCCCTGTCCGTACAAGGGTCCCATGCGGCTAATAAAATTAGCACCAGCGCCCGGGTTATTAGATTTACTCTTTGGATCTCCTCCAGGATTTTTACGGCCAGCGGTCTCATAGATCGATCCACTAGCTGAGGAGTTGGCAATGATGTACTGCGAGCTCCATCCTTTTCTATTGCGCTTACTTGGAGAGGCTGTGTAGTAAACGCCCTTACTTGCTACAACCGGATCATAAAGTGGAAATAAACGTAAACGGCCCTCGGTGTTAAGAGTTCTAAAGGCAGAGTTACGAGCTGTAATCTTTTTGCCTTTGGTCCCCTCGTTCCAGTTATACAGGTTGCCCGGGACCGGAGACGGCGCGTAAGCCCTAGCCTTATCTCGGATAGGGATCATCACGCCTTTAATCTCTTTATTCATCTCTTTTAATAGCTCGGGATCAAACTTACGCAAAGCGCTGAGAGTCTCTTTAACGCCGTCTATTTTTACGGTCATGATTCTTAGCCTCCTCAGCTTGTTCGTTTAATACCTTTACCAACATCTTTACCATCTCTGTATCAAGATCTAATACCGCTTGAGGCGGGATCCCTAGCCGTATCGCAAGTGTTGCCACTAAATACGTTAAGGAGTCCCGCCCTAGCTTAAAGGTTCGTCGTCTAAGACCTCGACCCGAGATAATGTATCTAAGAATTCGGAGCCAAAACTTTTTACAGTCTCGCCGCTACTTCTAATACATTCCCAAGCAAGCCAGAACAGATCCGTTTGCTTTTCGTCGTCCCTAAAGGCTTTATGAAAACCTTTCTTTGCGTAAAGTTCAAAGGCGTACTCAATTCGTGGAGTTATCTGATGTTCAGTAACCTCGCCGGTAGCCCTTGTTATTTTGAGTCGTGCCATTTGTTTGCCCCTTTTCTATTTTGTTATGCGGTTGTATCGACAACGATTACTGAGTTACAAGTAAAAGTAATCGACTGAGTTGAGATGTCCCCGACGGCGCCGTTAATGTCGGTGGTGTTGTTTACCAGCACCGTAGTTTGATACTCCGGATTGGCAGCTGAGATCACAGCGCTAGTTTGCTTCAGCGTTAGTGGCACTGTTGTACCCCATGCAGCCTGGAGAGTTTGTAGTACTTCGCTCGCTACTGTGTCATTCAGAAAGTCCAGAGTTACCGTTGAGGTCTCCAGTCCCTTTGTGTAACGTCTGGCGGAGTCTCCCATGGCTGTGACTTCCAGCTCCTCAAAGACTCTGTTAATCGTTGCACTTGTTACGTGATCTGAGAGATCGACCGAGTTAAGGGTTACGACCACTCCATTGGATAAGAATACGGCCATGGCCTATTCCTCGCTTTCGGTTGTAGTTGGTGTTGGTTCAGGTTTTACCTTTGCGATTTTAACCGGTTCAGGTTCATCTGTGATCTGACCGATTTTTCGCAAAAACTTTAGATCATCTTCTGTGTATGCCATTTTTAGCTCCAGCTCGTGAGTACGGATATGTCGATCGATGCCGTTAGCAACGTACCACTTTGAACGTCCAAAGTACCGGGCGCGCTAACGCTTCCAATATTCATAACGATTGTTGATGCAGATAATTTATTAAACACAGCTACGACCATGCTTTCGATGCCTTGTAAGTTCCCCTGATTATCTAGCAGAGGCACCGACATCTGAATTCTGAAATTAGCAAGCGGAGCAATAGTGGAATAAGAGTTATTGTTAGGAGTGATATATGGATCTCCCGGAGCAATAATTACACTGTTTGCGGTTATGGTCGGAGGCGGGTACGCGTACGTATTCCACACATTCGTATTGGCAAGGGCAGCAGCTAGTGATGCTCTAAGAGTTGTAATGGGCGCAGTCATAATCAGCCGATCATTGCCCCGGGATTTGTGTACCCAGCTATAAGGCCTCTGATTTTGCCGATCATGCTATTCCCCATGCGATATGGGCTCGGACTAAATCCATCGATTGATACTCCGCCGGTTTGGCTAACCTGCCTTGCCTGCCACACATCGACCGCAAGAATCATGGCCGCCTCGCGTATAGCCGGAGTAGTCGCGTAGGTGTTCGTCTTTGTGTCTGTTCCTACAGCTGAGCCGTAAGGAAGCACTCGGGTAAAATTAGCGTTAGAGGCTGTTCTAGCAAATTGGATAAAGCTATATCCATTTGGATAATTAAAAGCATAAGAATTAAAGGCAATGGATGGGAATTGAGTAGCTGTTCCGGCTGTCCATGGGATCGTCCCGGTAATTGTGTAGGTGCCGTTAAAGGTTGAGCCGCATCCACTCAAGGTTACAGAGTCGCCTGTGCTAAAGATTGCCGGGTTAGCAACCATAACTGTAGCCACGTTATTTTGTAGAGCTGTACCTACAACAGATGCAGAGTCAAACCATAAAAATTGATTAAGTAAATCTTGGGCAGCCTGACAGCACGTTTCGACAATATCTGAGCTATACAGATTTTCAATACCTAGGTTAGCTCTTAGCTCGGCCTCGGTGACGTATGTAGCTGGCACTTATTTACTCCTATCTTAAAAAAGGCCGGTAGGGCTCAAAGGGCTAAGAGCCCTACCGACTATTAGGTTTTATTACGTTAGGTTAAAGCGAACAATTCCGTTAGGCATCTTGGCGATTGTTGCCATGTAGCCGTAAATTGCGATCTGTACCTGTAGGTTAGAAACTACATTTACGCTCATGAAATTTTGAGCGGAGCGGTATACGGTAAACGCCTCAGGTGCCAAAATTAGCGCTGAGTCATCGATCGTTGTAGTAGCTGTAAAGTTCTTGTCTACGTACAAATCAAGTCCTAGTACGTTTCCACGAATAGAGCCTGGCTGAGTTAATCCGCCGGCGTTCATTGGCTGAGATGCAGAATAAATTGGTCGTCCGGTTGTATCTGTTGCGCCGAGCAATAATTGCCATTGGCTTGGATTAGCAACGTAGTTACTAGCAAAATAGCCAGTAGCTTGATAGACCTTTTGTGCAGCATCGGCAGCGAAACCAATAATTCCAGCACTTGTAGCTGCCTGTGTTGCTCCTACTTGTCCAGCCTGAATTAGAGCAGCTAGTACAGTCTGATCTAAACGCTTTAGGTAAGCATTTTCGAGCTGAGTACTCAATTCGGCGAAGAAATTCGGATCTGACCTCTCAAGCAACTCCACACTCAGGGTATTCATACCTGAGTATTTAGCAACAGTTCCAGTTAGGTACTGTGTCTCCATACCAGTATTAGCAACAGCACCGGCTTCTGCTTCCACAGTTACCTCAGGTGCAACACCCGAACCGCCGCCAGCTGAAGTAACAAGAGACGGTACGTTAATTGTCATGCCGCTAGTAGGCAAAGTTCCCTGTGAACAAGCATCGATAGCAGGTGTACCAAAACGTGTATTTGTTACAAATTCTGCAAGGTACTGTGTAGGTGAAAATGCAGGGTTTGTAGAGAAGCTGTCATCTGCGGCTGTTACATAAAGCTTTGAGTCCTCGTTGCCGAGTGCTGCTTTAATCTTGTGCTCTGTGTATGCGCCCATTGATGTAATAGGTGTACGGACTCTTTGTGAGTCAAGCACAGACGGACGGATAATCTTACGAGCGGCCTCGACCTTTTCAGCCTCGACCGGTGTATCTACCGGTGCATCCGGTGTATTTTCTGGGGCTGTAGTCACAGCTTCCTCGCTTTCGGTTTCTGTTTCAACCTCTACGATGGTCGTAGAGATAGTTGTAGTTTTTTCTTTCGTGCTAGTCGCAGCGATGAGCTCAGCTCGTGCCGCTGCAATATCAGTTACGGAGGCGCTTGAAAAGGCGGCACTCTCTACGAGGCTTACCTCTTTGAGGACCGCCTCAGTAACGAGCAGATAATCACCCATCGGCTTAGAGGCCATTACATCGACCCCTACGGATAAGCCGCTTACTAGGTTTTCCTGCGCCAACGTAAGAGCGTCCTGTCCCCGGGTGCTCATACTTAAACGAAACGATCCGTAAACGCCATCGGTTGAGTCGCTAAACGATACGGCGCGGCCTACCGGCTTGTCTGATTGATGCTGCATAAGTAGTTTTATTTGCGAAGCGTCTGCGTAAGTAATTGATCCGCGCTCAAACATAATAGGTCCTGCGCTTGTATTGCCGATCTCATTATACGGCGCAATAAGGCCCGAAATCATCCGTCGCTCAACGTCGGCGGCTTGTATTTCTTGGTTAAAGGTTAGTAGCACTTGCATCTCCTAGCGGTGTGAGTTGTTCCATTTGTCGAGCCTGATTTACATCGATGAGATTTAGAGTCAGCATCTTTTCAAGGATATCTAAACGATCTTTTGCATCTGCGCGCAGGAATGTCTCGTCTATTGCAAAACGTACCTGATTTTGAGAATTAGTTATATCGTTCATACTCAGTCTGTCCTCAATAGCTGAGATGTATGGCTGTAATGAATAAGCCATAAATTCTTTACGACCATCCAATATGTTCTGATAAGTCATGCTGTTATTCATGTCGCTTGAGATCATGTACGCCGGGACGTTCATGGATCTGGCGATTTCAGTACTTAAGTACTGGGAGGCATCCGTGTAGGCCATGTCTTTAGGTGAGAACGATGTAGGGACATAATCCAAAGTCGATGTAAGGTAGGCAGTCGATCGATTTTGTCTCGCGCTCTTGAAAGCAGCTAGTAAACCTTGGATCTGTGTTTCAGGCAGGTCGGCTCCTGAGTTCTTGAGTATGCCCGTCGGCATGGGAGTGGCCGCGCTAACCGATGCGGCTTTTTGTATGTCATAGGCTGCACGTATAGTTGTCGATGCCGTTTGTAATACTCCAGGAAGTAATGATTGAAAAGTTACAAGCGAGCCAATTCCAGACATTGGTACTTTGTTACCATCTAAAAAGTAATCCTGTACCTCGGTGCCATATTTGTCTGTCGTATATGTAACGCGGTTATTAGCAACCCACTCAAAGCCCGACGGTCTGCCATCATCTGCATACAAGCTCGACACGACCCAGTAACTTATGCCATAAAAAATGAGCGAGTCCACCGTCGCACTTATTGTAAGGCTGCGAGGCTGGCGCTGGTCAGGTTGCTCTAACCAAACAGGAGAGCCTAACTTTTCACCGGTTGATTTTTTATATAATCCTAAATCGATTGATGAAATAACGCCGGCTATTAAATTCCTGCATCTTGATACAGAAGCAACCTGCAAAGCAAAGTTACGATCAATACCTACGGCGTTATTACCAAAATTACCGGTATTAAATGATCCATAGCCGTAAGTAGTATCCATTACGGCG